CAGCAGTGGAATTATGATGACACGTTCGCCGAACAGATTGCACAGAATCTTCTGAATTCTCACGGCGTGACCGTCCATCCGTTTTATCAGAACGCTAAATCATACAATGAGCCGCTGCGTTCTCTGCTGCGTACTGTGCGACAGCAGCGATTGCGGCATGGTGGTGATCCGGTGCTCGCGTGGCAGGCGGGCAACCTGGTGATCCGCCGCGATGCTCGTGACCAGTGGATGCCGGACAAGAGCGAAAGCATCAACAAAATTGATGCAGTCGTTGCCGCGGTGATGGCTTTTGAAGCCGCTCTGTACGGTGAGTTCCAGGGCAATGAGCCGGGAGTATTTGTTTTTTAATGTTCGGATGGCTCAAACGACCAAAGGCGGAAGACCTGACTCAGGTTCGCGATGTGAATCAATGGGTTGACGCGGTCTGGGGCAATAACAATCTGCCGGTCGATGTGACCGCACAGACAGCGATGGGCATCCCCCCGCTGTGGCGTGCTGTGAACATCATCTCAAATGATGTTGCCCGGTTGACGATCCGTACATACCGCAGAACGGATGCCGGCCGGGAACGTGCGACCGATCATCCCAGTTATCCCCTGGTCCTGCGGAAACCGTGGCTGAACTGCAATGCGTACCAGTTCCGGCGACTGCTGATGCTGCACGCTCAACTGACCGGGAACGGCTTTGCCCGCATCTGGCGTGATGCTGGCGGCAGGCCGCTGTACCTGGAACCGCTGCCACCGTCACCGATCACGACTGTCGTGATCGAAGGCAACGGGCTGAGCGAGCGGCTGTGGGTAGTTTATCGTCGCGGCGACACAACGTACCGCGAACGCTATGAGGACGTGCTGCACATTCCTGGCCTGTGTTTCGACGGGTACAGCGGGCTGAGCGTTGTGGAAATGCTGGAGCAGACGCTCAGCGGAGCAATCGCCGCTCAGAAATACTCAACGCTCTATTACTCGCAGGGCGGCACGGTCGCCGGTTATTTGAAAACGCCGGGCAAGCTCAGAGAAGATCAGGCGAAGGAACTCGCGGAGCGTTGGAGCGTCTTATCGTCCGGCATGGGTCAGGCTCACAAAGTCGGCGTGCTCGATCAGGCGGCTGAATATGTCCCGATGAAAGCCAGTGCAGAAGAGGCACAGCTGGCGGAAGTGAAGAAGGCGACGATCATCGATATCGCGAACATCACCGGCGTGCGTCCGCACGATCTCGGCGATCAGTCGCGAGCGTCTTACAACAGCCTGGAACAGGAAAACTACGCACACGCTGACCGCTGTATTGAGCCGTGGCTGCGTGCCTGGGAATCAGAACTCTGGGACAAACTGCTGACCGAGGAAGAAAAGCAGAGCGACTCGACCTATATGGAATTTGACAGACGGCAACTCATCCGTCGTAGCCTGCAGGAGCAGGCGGAAGTCGATCGCAAATATCGAGAGATGGGCCGCTACTCGATCAACGAACTGCGACGGCGAGACAATGAGGAGCCGATTGAAGGCGGCGATAATCACTACATCCCTGTGAATTGGATTGATGTGAATGCAGAACATCCCATCGGTGAAGACTGAAAACGGCACAGCACAGATCACGTTTTATTCTGATGTCGGCGGCTGGGATGGCATTACCGCTGACGGATTCGCGGCTGCTCTGGACGATGCAGGGTCTGTTGAGCGGATCATTTTGAATCTGCACTCGTACGGCGGCGACGTTTATGAAGGCGTGACGATCAACACGCTGCTGAAAAAACATCCGGCTCATGTTCGCGTTGAGATCGACGGGGCAGCGATGTCAGCGGCGAGTTTTATCGCGATGGCTGGCGATGAAATCGCCATGCACGAAGCCGGGCTGATGATGATCCACAACGCCTGGGCAATCGCGGCGGGCAACGCAGACGACATGCGGGAACTCGCTGATCAGCTGGAAAAAGTCGACGGAACGATCGCCGCGATTTACGCCGCACGCACTCGGAAGCCGCTCGATGATATTTTCGATGTGATGGCGGCCGAAACGTATTTTTCAGCAGAAGAGGCTCTGCTGGATGGATTCATTACAGAGATCATCGCCAATAAAGAGTCTCAGGATGTGACCGCGGCTGAAGTCGCATCACGCTTTGAAAATGCACCGATCAAGGTGCTCGACCGGCTGCGGTACGGCGATCGCAAACGCGATCAGAAACAGTCGGCGAATCGTAAACAGTTTCTGCGGCGGAAGGCTGCCGCACACTTTCGGGTGGGCTAGGTATGCCCGTGTTTCTTTCCGCAGGGAGAATGAATGAAGACTGTGAAAGCGTTACGTGAGGAACGTGCTGGTATCGAGACTCAAGTGCGTGAGTTGCTCGACAGCCGGCAGGATAGTGAATGGTCTGCTGAGGATGATCAGAAGTTCGACGCACTGATCGAAAACAGTCAGGCACTCGTCAGCGAGATCGATCGAATCGAGAAAGCCGACAGCCTGACGGCATCGCTGACTGAGTTGCGTGATGATCAGGCAGCGGCAACCGGCACGCCGGCGATCGCTGATCCTGAACTGGAACGCAAGGCACTGCGTGCCTGGCTCGATTCGCAGTACGAAGAATTCCGCAGCGAAGTCACTGCCGAAGGCAGGAAAGCGGCAGAACTGTTCGGCCTGCAACTCGGCGGCTCGATCAATGCCACACTTCGCGGCATGTTCCGGAACGATCTGACGACCGGCACCGGCTCGAATGATGCCGGCAACGTCATCAACTCGCGGCTCGTGACGGCTCTGCAGGAAGCGATGCTGCATTACGGCGGCATCCTGGAAGTGGCAGACGTGCTGACGACTGCGAAAGCGACTCCGGTGATCTGGCCGACGTTCGACGATACGGCGAACAGTGGCTCAATGATCGCGGAAGCCGCGAGCGTTGGCACTGCCAGCAATCCGACGTTCAGCAAAGTGCAGCTCGATGCTTACAAGGGTTCATCGGGAATCCTGAAAGTGACCTGGGAAGCACTGCGTGATGCTGATGTCGATCTGGCTGAACTGCTCGGCCGATCGTTCGGTGAGCGGCTCGGGCGACTGGTCAATAACAAAGGCACAGTCGGATCAGGATCATCTGAGCCGAATGGTGTTGTGACCGATGCGACTGATTCTGGTTTCACGACTGCGGCAGCTGCTGCGATCGACTTCAACGAAGTGCTTGACCTGATCCATTCGGTCGATGTTGCGAACCGTGCGAATGCTCGATTCATGTGTCACGATCTGACGATCAAGGCACTGCGAAAAGAGCAGGATTCGAACGGTCAGTACATCTGGCAGGCTGGCACTGTCGGCAACGAACCGGATCGCATCTACGGTTATCCGGTGAGTATCAACAACGACATGGCAGCGATCGCGACCGGCGTAAAATCGCTGCTGTTCGGTGACATGAGCAAGCTGAAAGTGCGGCTCGTGGAATCGGTTCGAATCTATCGACTGGCTGAACTTTATCGGGCAACCGATGAAGACGGCTTCGTTGCTCTCAACGCCTTCGATTCGAAGATCGTTGATCCGGCAGCGGCTGCCGCCGGCAAGTCGATCAAGTATCTGACTCAGGCGTAAGCCTGAAGAATCCTGACCTGGACCGTCAGGTTATTGTGGTGGTGGCGGGCACCGTGCCGCTTCTCGCGGTGCCCGCTTTTTCTGTACCGGCGAAGGGTGCTGGAATCCCTGACCAGGCTCATTATCTGGTTTCCGCGGGTTCGATTCCCGCCGCCGGCAATTGCTGATCAGCATGGTGGCGCGGAGCGATGTGCAATGACATGGAATGCGGAGTACAAAAGCGAAGTCGTCTCGGCGGCGGCTGCAGTTGTTTCGACTGCCGACGCGAAAGAGTTTCTCGGGCTCGATTCGGGTTTCACTGCTGATGATACGCTGATCGCATCAGCAGTCTCGGCGGCAACGGAATGGGCAGAAGCAGAGACCGGACGGCAGATCGGTCAGGCGACGTTTGACATCTTTCTGGATGAGTTTCCAGACACGATCCTGGTGCCGCACGTGCCGCTGCAGTCGGTGACATCGATCAAGTACATCGACGACGACGGCACGCAGCAGACGCTCAGCAGTGCGATCTATACGGTCGATGCGAAAGACAATCGGCAGGCGGCTCGCATTGTGCCGGCGTATGATCAGGTCTGGCCGGCAACACGCACACAGCCGAATGCTGTGGAAATTCGAATCGTCTGCGGGTACGCGACGGTGCCTGACCTGCTGCTTTCGGCGATCAAACAGTATGCCCGCGAGTTCTACGATTACGGGCATCCCGATCTGGAACGGCTGAACGTCTGGCTCACGACCTATCGCGTGCATCGGTGGTAACGAATGAAGCAGCCAAAGTTGTACAGACCACGACGTGAACCGACTCTGCCGCGATCGGTGCTGAAGGAACGCGGAAACGCGGAATGCACGATCGAGAGTGCTGCGTTGAGCCGTGACGATTACGGCGAGCCGATCAAAACATGGTCAACACTGGCAACCCGTCGCGGACTGCTGCTGCCGTTCATGGGACCGCAGCGGGCAACACGGGCGGCATCTCACACACTGAGCGTGCGTTACTTCACTGGTGCCGACCGTGATCTGCGTGTGCAGATTGATTCGGTGATCTGGGAAGTTCACGACTATGTGAACGTCGATAATCGAAATCGTGAAATCATTCTGTGGCTCCGAAGCGAGGACGAATGATGGCACGGAAACCGTCTACCAGTTTCAAGCAACTCAGTCATGGCGGCGATGTGCGGATCAGCATCACCGGAGACAGGCGACTGATCCGCAAACTCGATCGGATGCCGGCAAAGGTCGTTAAGCGGGTGCTGCGACCGGCGATGAGCAAAGGCATTCAGCAGATCAAAAAAAAGCTGAAATCCACAGCACCGAAAGGCGATACCAGCGATCCCGCCAGGGACGATGACGGCGATCCGCGAAAGCGGCTCAAGCGGGCATTCAAACATCAGGTCAAGAATCGCGGCAATGTCATCTTCGCACGCACCGGACTCGGGAAGGGTTTCAGCTGGGCTCACGTTCTGCACACGGGAGCAGAGCCGCACATGATTCAGTCACGCCGCGGGCGGCTGCTGCGGCTCTCTGACGGTACGACAGTCAGGGCGGTACGGCATCCCGGCTTCAAGGCGAATCCATTTGTCACGATCGCTCTGCGGACAACAGGCGAAGCCGTACGGCGTGCGATCATTCGCCGGGCATGGGAAGGCATTAAGAAAGAAGCAAAACGCAGATGACGATCCAGACCGAACTGACAACGCGACTGGAAGCCGACGGTCCGCTGGCGGCATTGATCAGCAGTCGCATCTATCCGGCAAAGATTCCGGTTGATGCGACATTCCCGCTGATCATGTATCAGACAGACGGCATCGATCGAACCTACGCATTCAGCGGAGCACTTGACGCGAAAGAAGCCGATATCCGGTACGACTGCATCGGCGACAGATACAGCACGGCACGTTCAGTCGCAGCCGCTGTGATCAGTTCTCTCGACGGATACACAGGCACGCTCGGCAGCCTGCTGATTCACGCGATCTTTGTGGATGATGAGCGTGACGGCCGGATGCTCGAATCGGCCGATGATGACTCGCTGAAATATGTCGTCCACATCTCGATCAGGTGCGTCTATGAGTGAGCGAACGCTGCTGAAAGTTCGCACGCCGAGCGGCATTTCAGAATTGCAGGTTGATGAACTGATCGAGATCAACGGCAGAGTCTATATCGAAAGTGAGTCTATGCCTGCGGATGTTTCGCGGCTGACAGATCGAGTCGTTTTGATTGAGGCAACGCTGGCAGCGTTGCTCGAACCAGTCCACGAAATCACGGAGACTTAATGGCATCGCTCGGGTTTGGAACAAGCATCACATTTCAGTCTGGATTCTTTGCGGAAACCACAGACGTAAAAATCTCCGGCATCGCTCGCGAGTCTGTCGATGTCACGAACTTCGCCAGCACAAACGGATGGAAGGAATTCATCCCGTCAGAAATGAAAGACGGCGGAGAACTGGAAGTCGAGATCATTCACGACACAAACGATGCGGCACCGGTCGATCAGGCATCGGAAACTGTGACGATCACGTTTCCGCTCAAGGGTGCTGAATCTTCCGGGGCAACGTACGCATCATCCGGATTCATGACTAATTACGACATCACCGTGCCGGGTGAAGACAAGATCACCGCGACTGCGACGATCAAGTTTTCCGGTGCTCCGACTGTGACAGCCGGCAGCTGATGAAAGGGACCACAGCATGGCTCTGTTGAGCCGGGATGAAATCCTGAGTGCAGATGATCTGACGATCGAGACGATCGCCGTGCCGGAATGGGGCGGCGATGTGGCGGTCAGAACGCTGACCGGTGCGGAGAAAGACAAGTGGGAAGCCGCTCGTCAGAATACGGACGGGTCAGCGAATCTGGCAAATGTTCGCGGCTCGATCGTCGCGTTGTGCTGCTGCGACATGAGCGGCAAGTCGCTGTTCACGAGCCGGGACATTGTTGCACTCGGGAAGAAATCAGCACGGGCACTCGATCGCGTTCTGGAAGCGGTCAAGACGCTCAACGGTGTGACTGAGGATGATCTTGAGGAACTGGAAAAAAACTGACTGATGCCGAGGAGCGGGACTGGCATTTCTTTGCCTTCCGCGTTCTCGGCATGACAGTCGCACACGCGAAGCGGGTGACTCCATATCGGGAGTTCATCCGCTTTCGTATGTACAAGCTGATGCATCCGTGGGGAGACGACTGGGATCAGGCAGCAATCATCGCGGCGAGCATCTGCAACCGGCTGCAGAAACGCGGCAACCTGACGCTCGATGATTTCCGGCCGACATACAAGCGGAAGCAGTCGCAGTCTGAGATTCAGGAAACGATTCATTCATTTTTCATCGGGAGACTGAATGGCGACGATCGGCAGTCTGGCGATCAATCTGACGGCGAGAACGGGCGGACTGGATAAAGGTCTGAAGAAAGCCCGCAACCGCGTCAGCACGTTCAGCCGATCGATGAGCGGTGCAGCGGGCATGCTCGGATCAATCGGTGCTCCGCTGGCACTCGGTGCCGGACTGGCGGCAATCGTTCGCGAAGGTGCCGGATTCGAAAAGCAGATGTCAGCGATTCAGGCTGTCAACGGTGCGACCGAAGCACAGATGGCACAGCTGACTGAAAAGGCAGAGACGCTCGGACGTACGACTGCGTTTTCGGGTGCTGAAGCGGCTCAGGGCATGGAAGCACTCGCACGGGCTGGATTCACCGTCAACGAGACGATGGCTGCGACTGATGCGGCATTGAGCCTGGCAGCCGCTGACGGTCTGGAACTCGGCGAAGCTGCGAACATCACCGCTGCCACGATCCGGCAGTTCGGGCTGGATGCCGGGCATGCTGGTGCTGTGGCGGATGTGCTGGCGAAAGGTGCAGCCAGCGGTCTGACAGATGTGAGTCAGCTGGGTAACGCGATGGGATTCGCGGCGAGCAGTGCGAAGCTCGCCGGCAAGGGATTGTTTGAAACGACATCAGCACTCTCTGTCCTGTCAACTCAGATCGGCGGCGACAAAGCCGGACGGGGTCTGCGGAGCATCTTTGCAGGCATGGCGAAGCCGACTGCCGATGCACAGAAGCAGCTCGATGCACTCGGCATCAGTTTCATGGATCAGGCTGGCAACATCAAACCGCTCGCGGATGTCGTGGATGAGTTCAGCGGAAAGCTCGACGGCATGGCGGCTGGCGACAAATCGCGGATTCTGCAGACGATCTTTGACAAGCAAACGGCGTCTGCGTTCGGTGGTCTGATGGCGGCCGGCGGCGATGAACTGCGGAAAGTGCAGGCAGGTCTGGAAGGCGGCGGCGGATTCGCCAGTGAAGCGGCAGAGAAACGGCTGGACAATGTGGCAGGTGCATTCACGAAGGTGAAATCAGCACTCGGCGGAATGGCGATCGATATCTTTCAGCAGTTCTCGGGACCTCTGCAGAGCGGGCTGGAAGGGTTCGCATCATTTGTCGGTGGACCGCTGACGACAACGATCGCGGGTGGAATTCAGGGCATCATTTCTGTCTTCAGTGCGATCGGCTCTGCAGTGGCTCCGGTCTGGAATTTCATCAGCGATGGAGTGCATGGACTGGTCACTGTTGCGACGTTTGGATTTGAGCGGT